GCACCAGTGAGGAGCATGCTGAAGCATTTTTAAAACACGCTTTAAAAATTAGAGAAAAAGTAGATCATGGTATAAAGTTTGAAACCACTCCACAAGCTGCATTAGGTTTAAAACCTGGTGATTATATAAGATTTATTTCAGAAGCTACTCATACCAGTAGATTTGAAAATGGTGTTATATCTCCTGATGGGGTTGTACAAAGTGTTGGTAATAATAGTTTAAGCAATGTAAATATTTATCATTGGAAACCTGGAACACAAGAAGTATTAGAAGCTGTGTTAAATGTTGTAAATGGTAGAACTACTAATTCTAATTTATATGGATCTGTTTTTACAGTAAAACAAACAAGTGAATCTAATAGATTATATAAAACTGAATCTATTACATATACAGATGAAGGGTTAATAGAAGTATCAGCAAGTCATGCACCTCTTTTATCTGACGGAACTCTTGCTACAATTAATTATATTGATACAGAGTTTAGGTCTTTATAATGGCAACTGAAAGACTTTTTCCAAATATAAAACCTTCTTCAAGAACTTATACCCCTGGAACGTATCCACAAGTTGAATTTGTTGCACAAAATGGTGCAAAAAGTGTTCTTAGATATGGAGATAAAAAAGTAAATGCAAAATTAAGTTTAGGGTTTACAAATATTACAGATGAAAATGCAAATAAGATTTTAGATTTATATGAAAAGGTTAATAGTGTGTATGACTATATTATTTTTCAAAAACAAGGAAATGCAACTGGAGTTGTTGGTTTTGGTGGATTAGCAGGGGTAGATACTACAACATTATCAACAGATGTAACAGTTGAACTTACTGATCGAATGAGAGAAACAGGTAAATTAAGATACAGGTTTGATGGTCCTCCTACGCTTACAAGTGTCAGACCTGGCAGATCCAATGTGCAATGTAAATTTGTCGCTTGCCTCGATGGGGATTAGAATGTATTTAAAATTAAATTAAAACAATGTCAGGCTTTTACTCAGGACAGGATGGTGAATTATTTGTTAATAACAATAAAGCTGCCAAAGTAAGATCTTGGTCCTTTACGTTTAACCAGGCAGTTTTAGAAACTGTTTCCTTAGAAGATACTGATAGAACTATTATTCACGGTATTAGAAGTTATACAGGTAATGCTAGTATTTATTATTATCAAGATGGTGCTGGTCAAGGTTCTGGAGAATTAAGCACTATAATTTCTAAAATTATAAAAGTTGGCACAGACACAGATGTTGGCACAGGTAAAGGTGATGGTGTTAATGATGAAAGTTCTTTAATGTTTTTAAAATTAAAGATAAAAGATGGAAGTACTAGTGGTAGATTTATTCAATTTGATGTAATACCTACTAGCTTTAGTATGACAAGTGCTATCGGTGAAGTACTGTCAGCAGATATTAGTTTTGAAGTAAATGGAGCACCTACTGGCCTTCTTTTGTAAATGTCTATATATTTTGGATCAACAGGTTTTATTGAGTTAAAACGTGATGCCTTAAATTCTCAAATCGGTACATCTTTAGACCCTGCTGATGTTAATACAACTAAGAAAAGATTTTCTGTTGAAAATGTTAATGGGTCATTGATTACAGGCGATCAAGTTGAAATAGAAACAGTTGATGGAAGTAATTTAGAATTATTATCTGGACATAGTTTTCCTGATCTTCGTAAATATATTCATATTGATGATGTTGGTGGAATTAGGTTGTACAACACCTTTGCTTCTGCTTTAGCAGGTGAAGTTTCAGATGCACTTACATTAACAGCACCATCTTCTACAAAAGATATATTAATACGCACTAGAAATACTAGATTTAGACCTCTTGCGAAGATTACTGAATTTGAAATTACAACAACAAGAGATACAGTTGATGTTACTAATTTAGGAGAAGAATTTAGAAGGCAATATGAAAATGGACTTATATCAGGACAGGGAACAATACAAACAATATGGCAACATAGAAATTTTCAAAATGATACACCTGGTTTTGCTAGTCCAGAATTTCCTGTCTATCTAAGTCAATTATTGGTACGGATGCAGCAGGGAGCAGATTTTGAAGGAAGATTTTATGTGTATCACGATCCAAGTGCAAGCACAAATAGTGTTTGGTATCAATCAATGTGTGTTATTACTAATGTTGGTATTAATGTACCTGCAAGTGGTTTGGTTGAAGCACGAATAGAATTTATTACAAATGGTGAGATAAGACTTCATAATGGAGTTCCACCATCATTCTTGTTATTAGAAAGTAGTGATAAGATATTGCAAGAGGATGGAGATGGTATTTTACTTGAAGATCCTTAAATTTAGATTTATGATGTACTTAAAAGCGACTTGACATGGCTGATCTACAGATTACACAATTACCAGAATTAGGTTCAGCTCAACTGCAAGCAACAGATCCGATTGCTCTTGCAGATGTCAGTGCAACGGAAACGAAAAAAATAACTGCAAAAAACTTTGTTCAAGGTGCTTTTGGATTAGTAGATTCAGCATCAATACCAGCTACAGCACTTAGTTATCCTTTGTCTGTAGGACAAATTATTACTGCAACTCTTGCTGATAATGCTGTTACTAATGTAAAAATTACAGATGCAACTATAACTGGTGCAAAATTAGCAAATGATACGATTACAGCTACACAGATAGCAGCAAATGCCATAGGTTCTAGTGAGCTTGCCGATAATGCAGTAGATACAGCAGCAATAACAGATTTAAATGTAACGACAGGTAAGTTAGCAAATACAGCAGTCACAACTGCAAAAATAGCTGATAGTGCTGTTACTTTTGTTAAAACAAATTTTAGTGATGGTGATATTCCTGGTGCAAAGTTAACATCCGCTTCTGTTACTGCAACTCAACTTGCTACTAATTCTGTAACTGCAACTGAGTTAGCAGATAATGCAGTGGATACTGCTGCTATTGCCAGTACTGCTGTTACAGGAGCAAAGATTGCTTCTGACACTATTACTGCTGGTAATATTGCTGCTAATGCTATTGGATCGTCTGAACTTGCTGATAACGCAGTAAATAGTGCAGCTATTTCAGCTAACGCTGTTACTACCGCTAAAATTTTAAATTTAAATGTGACAACAGACAAGATAGCAAATAATGCTGTCACTGCTGCCAAAATTGCTGATAATACAATAACTGCTACACAAATAGCTGCTAATGCAGTTGGTTCTAGTGAATTAGCTGATAATGCTGTTGATACGGCTGCGATTGCAACTTCTGCTGTAACTGACGCCAAGGTAGCATCAGGAATTGCAGGTACAAAAATAACAGACGCAACTATAACAGCAGCTAAGTTAAACACATCAAATTTAGACAGGTCATTAAATGTAGCATCAGGTAATTTAGGAATAAATAATGCAGTAACAGGTGGAGCTTCTGCAAGAAATGGTATTACTTATAATAACGAAGGACTTATAACATCTACAGCAGCATTAGTTGCAAGTGATATTCCAGAAGCTACAGCATCAGCAGTTGGAGGTGTAAGCGTTCCAGCAGCAGGTGGTTTAGCTGTTACAGCAGCAGGTGCATTATCTATAAATAATACAGTTACTGGTGCGACTAGATCAGGTATAACTTTTAATGATCAAGGATTAATTACATCAACAACAACTCTTGTAGCAAGTGATTTACCTGTTGCTACTGCCTCTGCTGTTGGTGCTGTGTCAATACCAGTTGCTTCTGCTCCTTTAGCAGTGTCAGGTACAGGTGTTTTATCTATTGCAAATAGTGGTGTAACAGCAGGTACGTATCCAAAAGTTACAGTATCTGCTCAAGGTATTGTTACTGCTGGAACAACTCTTGCTGCTGGTGACATTCCTGATTTGGCTACTTCAAAAATTACTACTGGTACGTTTGGTACAAATTTTGTAGCTAATGATGCAATCACTATGGATAAGTTAGCAAACTTATCTACTGGCTTTATACAGGAAGCATCACCTGATATATCTGACTTGCCTACTGGTGTTTTTTGGTTACAAGAATCTACAGGACAATTAAGAATATTTAACGGTAACAGCTTTTTCTCTGTTGGTTTTGGAAGATTAGCAGAAGAAAACCTTAGATTCTGCGGAACATTTAACGCTAGTAACGGAACAATAGTTACACTTACAGCTTTTGGAACATCAGCAGGTTTTACTGTAAGTAATGCAATTCCAGCAGGTACAGCAACATTAACAGGTGCTTATTTTGT